CTATTTTATTATCTTTTGTTGTTACTGTAGGTTCTGATTTATCTTCGTCAACTAATCTTACTGAAAAATTTACCTCGTTGTCCCATCTTTGTACCTTTAGTTGGGGTTTGAAGTCGGGTTGCTTGCTGTCACCTATTTCTATCTCTATGCGGTCTTTCCAATCGTCTTTAGGTTTAGCACTATAGTATTTATTCTTCTCATCAAAAGTATATTTCATATCAACTATTAGACTGCCTCCTGATAGACTCTACAACTTATAAACCTATCTCCATCCAAGTAATCATCTAAACCATTAACAAAAGCAGTTAGGTTAAAATCTGTATTTACATTTGAAGAATTATCGTTATCTACTGTTTCCCATGTACTAGTTGTTCTGTTATAAATCTGAAGATAAACTGTACTACTTGCAGGTGCTCTGTCTGTTTGTCCATTCCAAGTTAAATCTATAGAAACAACACCAGAAGCTACCTTGTTTTTAAATTCAAACAAAGCAAATTCTGAAGTTGCTGTTTGTGCTACTCTTACATTATCATCTGTTGCTACATCAACATAATCCTGATAAGTAAAACTAGTTTCTAAGTCATTATCGTTTGCCGGCAAACTTGCATAATCTCCTCTTGTATATATTTCAGTTAATGGTGTAGTTGTTGTTGAACTACTTGAAGTGCTACTAGTGATAGAACTACTGGTTGAAGTACTGGTTGAAGTTGTACTGCTTGTTGTGGAACTAGTTGAACTTGAAGTGCTAGATGTAGTACTGGAAGTTGATGAGGAAGTAGAAGTACTACTTGATGTGGAGGAACTGGTTGTGGATGAAGTACTACTTGAAGTACTAGATGTTGTACTTGAGGTACTAGTACTGCTACTTGTGCTAGAAGTGGTTGAGGAAGTAGTTGAGCTGGTGGATGACGAAGTTGAGGTACTGGTCGTTACTCCTTTTGTGGTAGTTGAACTACTTGATGTACTACTACTCGTACTACTTGAAGTAGAGGTTGAGGTTGAAGTTGAGGTTGTACTAGTATAGGATGTCCCACTTCCCCATAATTCTAATACTTCGGTAGCAGATAAAGCCTTACCATTTAATAAAGCTAACTCTCCATGATTTCCGGTATGGAAGTTTTCATTACTTCCGGCCCCATTGTAACAGGCAATACGAACATAGTTAGTTGCGGCATAAGCTGGAGCATAAGCCGCTACGGAAGTAGGAGAATTATTATCTATATAAACCTTCATATTTGTACCATCCCAAGTACAAACAAAAAGGTGTAAAGCCCCATCATTTACACTTTCAGTTGAGGAAAGTTCTTTATAGTCAGTATTTATGGTAGTACCAGAGTTTTTACCTATTCCAAAAACTAATTTATTAGTTGGATAAATAGCAAGGTAAATTCCAGCAACCTTCGTATTCTGAGAAAAAGACTGAAAAAGATAAGGGAATGCTGAGCCTGCTTGTGAGGTATTTAGCCAACCAACAATAGAAAAATTACCTGTAGGTTTGAAATCTGCATGGTCTGCCGCAGAATAAGCATCGTTTCCGTCTAAAGCAATACCATTACCAAAAACTACTGATGCGGCAGCAGGATCAGAAATAGCAGTTAGAGTATGACTATTACCACTAGAATCAGCAGTTAAATCTGCACTTTTAAACTCAAAGTATGCTTTTAGGGTAGAAAGACCCCATAAGGAAGAGTCTCTTATTCTTCTTGCCATGCCTTAAGTATAACTTGTAACTATGGGTTAAAGATACTTATTTGCTAGTTCTATAGCATCAATATCAACAATAGGTGTGTTACCTATAAATATATTTCCACTTTCATCTTTTCTAAGTAAAAATTCTTGAACATAAGAACGATGATTTCCATGCAACTCTTCATTCTTTACATCCCAAGGTCTCATCACATGTGGTTCTGCATGACCCCTTTTAGTACACTTTTTACAGTACCAATCCTCTTCTTTCAACTTTTCGGAATCAGAACTCTCCCTTAAAAGTTTCTCTTTATCTATTCCAAGTACTTCCTCAAACCCAAACTTTTTATGTTCCTCAAGCCAAATCCTATCTTTTTCTCCATCTATAAGTGCTTCGTATCTTAAAAGTTTCAAGAAGTCTTTATGTATTCTTTGACTATTAAGATAAGTAATCATTATTCTATCCATCCACTTTTCCCCACCTAATATGTAAGAAACAAGTAACATGTTAAATATAAGATCATTGTTATGCCAAGCATACCCTCTTCCTGCTGATAAGTGGTAAACAAGTGCTTCTGGGTCCATCATAGAAGTACTGCCAAGCATCCAGTATTTTGTATCTAGGTAAGGCTCCCCGCCACCATAAACTCTCTGTCCTTGTGGGTATCCGCCACAGTCAAGAAACTCTTTTCTCCTAACTGCCATGAACGCATGACCACAGATAGGCACATAGAATGCTGTTTCTGCTGGCTTTAGAGACTGCCAGGTCCCCCAGATTTTCTCTCCTATCTTGTAAGAGTATTGGTACCCAGGTTTGGGGTTATCACTACTTGATCCCATCCATGAAATAGGAGCATGTACGATACCTCCAAACTTAATTAAGTTAGAAATAATACTCTTAACAGTTCCTTGGCGTACACTTGTGTGAGCATCTGCGAATATTATATTTTCATATCTTGCATGTTGTACTCCTTTGTTCCTAGTTCCAACATTTGATAATACCGGATCAAAAAATATTCTTAATCTATCTTCTGCTACTATTCCTCTAGGAGAATATTCGTATTGCCATCTTCCTGTTTTATCCACTGGCTTCCATGCAAAGAATTTACTTGTCTCATCCTCAGATCCGTTATCACATAGTATAAATTCAAATTTAGTAATCCCAGAAGCATACATATCCTCCATTAAAGAGCAAATGGTCATAGGAAGAGTTTTCTCTTCATTTCTAGCTCCTATCACTATTGAGATACCCTCTTTATTTATTTGATCTAGTATGTTCATAATCCTCTATACACTTAAATATATTTTCTACATCTTCTTTATTTATTTCATCAAAACTTAATAATGCACCAACCTTTTGTTCAAACTCATTCTTAGCCCAAGGTTCATTTCTAAATGAGTAATTCTTTAGGTGTGATAGATGGTAAAACATACAAGGGATCATTGGTACTCTTTCATTAGTCTTCCAATAAAGCATCTTTTCATCTTTATAGATGAGATCCCTCGGAAAATTCCCCTCATAATGTACTCCAGGTTGCTTCCTAAAGAACTTTGTGAACCCCATATGAGTCCACTGTCTCTCATAGTGCTCTTTATCTATCACTTGGAATGGTGATACTGATAGCCCGTCGTATCCGTTGTTGAGACAAGAAATAACATATGATAGTCTATCCTTCGGCCAATAATCATCCGAATCTAAGAACAAAATCCAATCTCCAGTAGACTTATCTAACTGATTTTGTCTAACTTGTGTTAGTTCTTTAGGTTCTTTTACATCCTCAAAGTCTACAAACACTTTTTCAGGAAAATCTTTAGCAAACTTTTCAACTACTTTCAAAGACTCATCGGTAGACTTTCTAGACACTGTTATTATCATCTCATCCATAAATGGTTCAGCACTTCTTAAAACTAAATCTACAAAAGGCATTCCATTCTTTATTAAAGTATTACTTGTTAGTTTCATATATTTTTAGATTCCGAAAATAAGTGATTATGTAAATAACTTATTTCACAATTATTAAATACTCTTAATATTAGTTCTTTCAAACTACTCTGGTTATAACTTCTAATATGCTCCTCCGTTTCTTCAGGACCAGAGATACCATTAGGAACTGCTATAAATAGAGTTCCTCCAGGATTTAAAACTTCCTTACACTTTCTTATAACTTCTTCGTCCCCTTGAATATGTTCTAATGTATGGTTCATAACTACAAAATCAAATTTCCTATTTAGTTTATCTAAATCATACGCACTCATAGCTAATCCTTCTATACCATACTCTCTTAACATTCTCTTAATTCCGACATCAGATATATCTATACCAAAACATTCCAAATCTCTTACTCCATATAGAAGTCTTCCATTACCACATCCCACATCTAATACCGATTTAGCACCTGATTTTCTAATCTTATCCCATGCCACTTGCATTGAATATTTTTCATATCTTCTAGACTTAGCCTTCCAAATATCATCCCAGTAATCAGGAGTATTTGCCCTATCATAATGAGCTTGAATTATCTTTGGCTTATCATCGTTCCTATACTTAGTCCATATTTTATCCCAGTAACTTGATGTATTAATATTAAGTTTATATTGTTTTTTAACAAAGTAATCATGCCCCTTATAAATTCCCCTAATTTCTTTAAATGCTATGGCCCCATGTTTATCACAAAATCTTTTCTTTCCCTTTTCTGCCTCAATATACCATCTCCCCATTTCTTTATTTCTCGTAGTTCCGTGAGCATGAGCTATCGTTATCTTTTTTAAAGTCACGGATTTAAGTCCATTAAGTTTTAATCTCCATAGTAAGTCAAGATCATCACAACTCCAATCAAACTGAGGATCAAGCATTCCTATTCTTAAAAAGATATCTATTTTTGTAAGTTGGCAGGCACCCATAAAAAACTCAATGATTCCAGTCTCATCTCTAGTAGAATCTACTGCAAGATTGAATTCTTCCATATTTGAAGTATTAATATATCCAGGAGTTACAGAATCATAAGTTTTCAAGGCCTCGGAAACATCTTTTAACCAATCTCTAGAGAAAACCAAGTCATCATTAAATATCCCAAAATATACTTTTGGACTTTTCCACATTTCCTTCCCAAGTGTAATTGCTATTTCTTCTAATATAGGAATATAGGTCTCATTTCCCAACCTATTAGTCACAATAGATACAACTCCTTCGGGAACAGTTATACCTTCTGGATGAACTACCCAGGTTTTAACATCAAACCCTTCAATAGTTGGTAAATAAGTCTCAAAAAACCTATCTATTACCTCCTGATGCTTAGTTCTAACTATTATGTTGTATTGGTATATATTTTTTATATACATCTGGTATAGGCACTCCGCAGTGTCCTTTCTCATGATACCTATAATCATGCTTCCAAAGTCCTTCACGAAACTCCCCTAAATGAATAAAAGAATGTCTTAATATTGGACATTTATTACTTCCAATCCTCTTAGTTCCAATTGAAATAACTTCTCTACCATAATCCCCACTCCAGTTATACTTAGGTAAATTCTTAAATAACCTTGCTACTCTAAGGTTTTTATGCAGTCTAGGATTTAATATATGATCTCCTTCAACATGCATATATCTTAAACTATAAACCTCATGTGGTTCATCTGGTATATTCATTACTTCCTGCATTAAGTCTTCTGGATATACTTCATCATCGTCTGCCCTTAATATCCAATCAGCCTTACTTTTACTCTTTAGTTTATTTAAAAGTTCTGTTAAAACTACATTCTTTTCTCTATCTACCCAAGCTACTCCAAGGTCTGTTAAATCAATAACCTCTAAATCTACCGGATATCTCTTAATTACTTCCACAGCATTATCAGTAGAACCTGTATCTATAATATGTATCTCATTAGTAAAAGGTAGAAATGCTTCTATTGCTTTACCTATCAAGTTTCCAGTGTTATAAGAAAGCATATTTATAGCCAAGGATTTCATAATCGCATTATTTTATTCAGTGCATATCCCATAGCTTTTTGAGATAAATGAACAGCATCTAAATAATAATCCTTTCCTACAATATCATCAAAAATATTTATAATCTTAAAATCTTGAAAGTTTCTATAAAGTAAAGAATTCCATAAACTAACTATTACAAGTCTTTCTCTGAAGTTTCCTTCCATAGGAAACTCCTTATATTTAGCATAGTCTGAATCTCCCATCTCATAATTCCATCGTGAAGGAGTTACGCCCCATAGCAATGCTTCGTAGCCTTTTAATTGAATATACAATATCATTTCTTTATACTTGCTCTGGATATCATTTATCACTTCTTCCATAGTTTTATTTTGTAATCTCATCTGTCTTAAAACATGTATTCTACAATCTATTTCCCCATAACATAAGAGAATTTTACTTCCCACAGGTATAGTACTTAAAATTTCATCTAGTTTATCTTTTTTATTAAACAAAGAATAAGCAGTATTAGCACCTGTGATAAATGCTTTAAAAATAGGAATACTATTACTTAATTGGTTTGGCCAATGTGGTTGAAGTTTATCTTCTCCAACAAACATCCCAGCATGACTATCCCCTATACAATAAATTATATCTAATTCACATTTCATATTCTTGTTGCCTCCACTATAAGATTTGGTAAATAAACTCTAGTATCTCTACGCCTTACTACATCCACAACAAAACCTACTTCTTCTTCTAACATCTTAACAAGTTTCTTCTCCCAATATCCGTCCAAGTGAAAAGCCCAGGGTGCTTCTTGAGATCCATAGGCATGTCTACATAACCAGTATTTATGTACCTCATTTTCATCGGATATAAAGCGATTACATATCTCTTCAAAATCCGGTACTTCCACTACTAGTTTTCCCCCAGGTCTAAGCCAGGAATGCCAAAGTTTCAGAACTTTTATAGATTCGTCTCTACTAAAGTGTTCTAGTAAATGATGGGATTGGATTTCATCCACATCCTCGAAACACATAGTTCTAAAATCTCCTAAGTAATCAGGATTAGCATAGGCTTCTATATCTATAGTTTTGAATCCTTTTAATGGTTTTCTTCCTGATCCGATCTCTAAACGATCTACTTTCATATAATTTCTACCTTTCCTTTAAGTTTCTCTTCCCACCACTCTCTCGATTTATTAGTAACGTGGTATAAGTTTTGATCCCCACGAATACTTGCTTCCCATGCTATTCGTGATATTACTTTTTTCCCTACCCTGTTTAATTCCTCAACAACTTCATCTATATCACCTTCAGGTATATGTTCAAAAAAATCTGTAGTAATAACTAAATCAAAGCTTTTATCTTCAAAGGGTAAATATTTTGCATCCGCTAAATAGAAATACGGAGAATCCTTCCAATAATCGTAAAGTAAAGATTCAGAAAAGTCAGTTCCATAAGCATCAATGTCGTTATTCCTAAGTTCGTGTACTAAAAACCCAATACCACAACCAACATCCAAAACCCTTTTAGGGGAATACTCTTTAATGATTTTCATTAATTCATACATCCTAGAAGGATTTCTTTGAAACTTCTTTGATCTTCTAAAATATGTTGAATTATAAAGAGAATCAGTCAGTAAAGACAGCATTAAATATTCCCTTTCTGTTTAATAAAAGAGAAACTCAAGTTACCTTTAACAAAATCATCCTCATTAAAGTAAACCTCACTTCCATTAGATAGATTAAGTTTTATAGGAATAGATTCTGCTAAATTGTAACCTCTCCTTAATCCCATATCAGAAACTAAATTATCAGGAATAACAACAGCCAAATACCCTGCGTGCACAGCATTATCAGTCCATCTACTTCCAGCTATTCTATGGCAATCAAACATACCAATCTCTTTCAAATCTTCTCTTCTTATAACAAAACAGTTGGATCCAGCCCTCATATTCTTCTTATATTTAACCCCATCTAATTCTAGGAAGCCACTATCGTATTTCCAATGAGTTCCTGATGTTGGATACTCCATGGGTGTTGTATATATCTTTTCTTCTGGAAATGCTTTTAAGACTTTAATGCATTCCGAAAGCCAATCTTTTTTATATAATAAGTCATTGTCTGCGATACAAATATAATCTCCTTGAGCAACTGATAGACCTTGATTTCTGGCATAACCAAAACTCATATTATCAGAATTTCTTATATATGTATTTATCTTTCCTTGTTCACATAATTCTAGAAAGAATCTAGAATCTTCTTCACTACCTCCATTATCAATTACTATGAGTTCAAAAGGATATATAGTACTTTCAAATAAAGAAAGAATTGAAGAACGCATCACTTTAGACCGTTCTTCATTCATACTCCAATGCACTAATACTATTGAACAAAAGTCATTCACTTAATATATCCTCCTGATATTTCATATACATACTTTTGTCAAAGGGATCTAAATTCCAACCTTTAATCTTATTAACTGGAACTAAGGGACCCCCGATCTTTTGCTTTCTCCATGCTATTTCTTTAGGTAAGAATATCTCTGCAACCTCTCTTAAAAGTGCTTTTCCGTATTCAAAGTCTTTAATTTTCTGTTCTTCTGGTAAGTTAAACATTAAATTATCACAAGTTTCTGTTTGATAAGGTCTGTGAATTGTAATTCCAAAGTATTCTGCAATCTTATTAGTCATGTCATCCATATCTGGACGCATTAGTTCCATATCTACAGCACACATCCCATCTACTAATGACTTACCATTCATAATGGACCTAACCTTCTCCCAAGGTTTTCCAGTTAATATTGAATACATCAAACTAGGATCAATAAGTACTTTATCTATTACCCCCTGATATTGTTCAAAAGCTTTAAAATCTCTCACCTTATACAAATAATTCATTATTAATTGTCTTGCATATCCAACCATAGACTCGTCTGGCCCATCTCCACATACTACGTCTTTAATTCCCATACCTGCAATTTTTCTAAACATTACAAACAAGGGAAATATATTGTAGTGAGGTATCGGTCTTCCTATGGCTTTTACAGCTTCCTTCATACAAAGATCAAATTCATCCTCATTTAACTCTATCACTGTTAACCTATCTTCTAATTTAAAGTGTTTCACTACTTTCATAACATCCTCAAACTCATCATGCATCGGACCATACGGTAATTTAACTGTAAATACTCTGTCTGGTTTTTCTATTGCAGCCAAGGTACTACTATCTACCCCTCCCGATAAAAGAAGGTTAAAACTCCCCACCTCATTCTTAATTTTTGTGGTCTCTTTTTTTATAACCTCTACTAAATCAAACTTATTCATATAACTCCTTCTACTTTAGCAATAGTTAAACGTTCTAAATGATTTCCATCTACTGTTTCATCAAACTCCCACTGGTTCAAACTTTCACTACCGTAAAGTGTGACGGATCTGAAATGTTTAATTAAAAGTGCATAGAAATCACCAGCCGTCCAATGATGTAAATGCAATTTATTATTAGCATCTATTTCCCTAACCTCTAAGTTATTTATATTTGGTGCTGTAATGAACCCTATAGTATGTATTTTATCTGAAAAGAATCTTTTAATTGTATCAAGACCCTTTTCAGGATCTGTTAAATGTTCGATAACTTCTGACATTACAACAATATCAAAATGAGATAGTGGTCGTGTAGTAGGTTTTTCAATATCATAATAATCAAAAGAAAGGTTTGGTCTTGCAAACATATGGTTAGCAAAATCCAATGCTTCCTGATTAAAATCAATTCCCCACACATGTCTTGCTCTATGGGAAAGGATATTAGATCCAAATCCCATACATGATCCAACATCAATAACTGTACGACCATTAACAAAGTGGTCTGTTATTGCTTTATAAAGTTTGATCTGAACTTCAGGAACCATCGTCCTCCGCTCTCTATATCTTTTTATTTCCGTATCTAGCCAAGACAGATCTTTATTCTGACTCGGATCGTTCGGATTTATTTTCATTTTTTCTTCCATTTTTATTTATCTCCATAATTGCAGGTTCTAACTGCTGTTTAAATATATAATCCATACTAAAGTATTTTCTAAGTCTAGCTGCAGCATTTAAAACCTTATTATTATTTAATTCTGATAAAGTAAGTAGTGCCACATCTCTATAATAGTTCTCTTCTCCTCCTGGATATTGAGGATTATCTACTAAAGAGCCAAATCTAAAGTACAAAGCATTTTCTAAAGCAAAATCTCTCATTGCCGGAAAGGAGTGATTTAAAATCAGAAGATTCTTACCTGCCATAGCCTCTAGTAAAACTAAAGGACAATTCTCTGATACTGAAGGAAAGATAAACACATTGCTTATAAGAAACAGATCTCTTATAACATCATGTGGTACCCCATGTTCCCATTTAGGTATATCGTGCAAAGAGGTAAAGATTAATTCCCGACGTTCTATTCCGTTTTCAAAAGCTAGTTTATACATCCTCTCTATAGTATCTTTTTCCCTTTGTGCATTAGCATGAGCATTAGGAACCACTAAACGTATGCTATTTCCCTGCTTTTTAATATAACCCATAATCTTTACCACCTTACTTAGCTGTTTGCCAGATTCGTCCATTCTTGTAGAAGAAAGTGGATATATATCTATCACATCAGCCGATAGTAAATCATATTGTTCTATTAATTCATTTGTTAGTGGATGAAATTTATGAAGTAATCGTATATCCATGGGATTAAAGATTGTTCTAACTTCTTTTGGCCAAGTTCCATACATTTCCGCAGCTCTAACTACATCCGTATAATTCATATACACCAACTTAGAATTTTTAGGTAGTGTATACAAATTATCATAAGGTGAGCCATCCATCGTAGGTCTAATTGACGGTGCTGAATGCATCCAGTGAAGCCAACCAATATGAGAAAGTTTCCCATCTATTGCTCTTCTTAAAGCTTCGTTATAAGGTAAATAGGAGTTGATAAAGATAATATCATGAGTTAGACATACATCTATATCTTGCATATTTTCCTCCATTGCGTTTTTAGCTTTTTCCACATCTTCTTCAAATTTAGATAAGTCACCTTTTCCATAGGGTTCTAAGATTAGTTGGGGTATTACTTTCCTTATCTCAACTCCTTCTGGAATCTCCCCATGAAAGTTTGAGAGTACAAATAAAATGGGATTATACCCATACTTCTTTAACATCTCTAACTGTTGCAATACAACAGTAACTAGTGAGTACTCAGGATTCAAATCCGTAAAAGTTGTAAAAATTCCGACTTTCATATTAAAAATCATCCTCTGTTCCAGAACCAAAGAATACATCTTCTCCCAATTTATTACTTATCTGATCTAATTCACCTTGATTTAATTCTTTCGGACCAGCCATAAACTTAGGTTCTGTTTTTACATCAGAAGGTCGTAATTCTCTTCTCTTAAATCTTTCCCTGTAATCAGAGAGTTTTGGTTGGGCTTCTATAACCTCATCTTTATTATTTTCCTGATCTTTCCAAGAAAATGGTTGAACTTTTTCTTCCTCTACAGGGACTAACTTATATCTTTTTCCTTCTAATATAATTTCATTTATCATAAATATTCTGGATGTCTTGCAGCAACATGTAAACCAAGACCTGACTTAGTTTTTGCTACATAATCACAGTATTTACATTTAAATCCACCATCAACAGTTCTTTCTTCTAAAGTAGTTGTTTTGGTAACTTCTACTTCTCCAGTTTCCTCATTTTTTGTTTCTATCTCTTCGGTATTTAACTCATCTTCCGGTACTGCTTTTCCAATATAACTATCCGATATACCCTGCTCTTCCTGAGCATTTTCAAGTCTTACAGCTCGAGGTGCTCTTACTTCTACCAAGAAATCACAAACTTTTCTTAAATAATCAGCTACATACTTAGGGAATATCACAGTTTGACCTGCTAATATTGTCCATTCATATGTATTTCCTGTTTCTTTAGGTTGACCTGTACCTCTATCAATTATTACCTCACCTTTTTCATCTACCTGTGCTTCTGAGATTGGGTAATCAACAACATTCTTATCAGAAGGATTTTTTAATGCTACTTTAATCATAATCATTCAAATAACTCTCGTTCTCCCTGTTTTACTCTTGACATAAGATCACGACGGTTATTTATAAACTCCCTTGGAACAACTGTTAATTTGTCATTCCAATAATTTTCTACTGCTTTTCTTAATTCTTCCGTATCATCAAAATAGAGCATTACCCTATTAGGATTCATAGGATTAATAGTCTCAATTGTAAACCCTATAGTTACAAGGGTAGCCGCTAAATTAATATCACTAGTTTGATAAAATACTTTTTCATTTTCCATTTTAATTCTTATTTAATTTCTTTGTATACCTATATATACATCCACTGTACCACCACTAATAACTGTAGATATTCTAGCTCTTACATATTTAGAAGGCAACCCTAAATTATCTGTAATACTTGCAGTTTCTCCATAAATCTTAGATGCTGAAGAAACTGTAATATCTCTTAAAGTCAACCAAGTTCCAGCATATTCAGATTCGGGGGATGTTTCTAACTCCACAACACCACCACTAACACCTGCACTTGTTACAACTATTAAGGAAATGTTATCTACATTTTGAATTTCAATTTCTGCACTTGTGGTCTCATCCACTGACTGGGTATCTAATACTTTATATAAAGACCATTCTTTATTTCCTGTATCTTTTATTTTTGTCTCAGATGATATTGCCATATCTATCTTTTAGTATAACTTAACATACAATCTTTATCAACCATCCAATTTTTGGATAAAACATCCAGCTTACAAGTCTTCCCCATGAAGAAAACTCTTCTTTTACTGCATACTCATCCCAAAACCTATTATTTAGACCCTCTAGATCATTAATAGTTATAAGTACTAGAGTTTCTCTATTTTTGGATAATCTTTTAACTTCAGATTTTAGATTAGTTAAGTCTGGAAAGTAGTTAATAACTCCACACAATACTATTACATCAAATTTTTCTTTTAAGGGTAATTTCTTATTTAAATCTGCTACTAAGAACTTCCCATCCGGAACATTCTTTTTAGCTTCTTCTATAGCACTAACCGAATAGTCAACTCCTGTAATATCTTTATTTCTACCTTCCCAAATACAAGCAGGTCCACAACCTAAATCAAGAATTGCACCAGACGAGTTGTTTAGGATTAAACCCCAAAACAACTCGTGGTGTTTTCTATAATTCTTGTAAGGACGGGACCAATAATTATCCCAAAGTTCCTTCTTCTGCCACTCTTCGTGTATCATCCCTTATTATGCCATCGTAGTTGTCGAACTACTCGAAGTACTAGATGAAGTACTAGATGATGAACTGGTCGAGGTTGAGGTCGAGGTTGAAGACGAAGTCGATGAAGTCGTCGAAGACGTTGAAGTCGAAGACGATGTCGAAGTCGATGTGGAAGAAGTGGTACTTGAGGTAGAACTAGTAACCCATTGATCAGCTAACCTTCTCCATGAAGCAGTTAAACCACTAGTGGCAGTATTTATATAATGCCTATTATCATCAGTGTTATAAAACTGCTCCCCACCTACCCATTCTACGGAATCTACATCATTTGATGCAATATTGTAGTATTCAGCAGGTGAATTAGGAAAGCCGGCATGTATTTTTACTCTAGCGTACCCGTCTACTCCTTCTCCAAATTTTGTTACACTCATATTTTTCCCCAATAAGAATCTAATAATAGATTCTCAAATTTTTTAACTTGCATAGGTTGTTCCATCGCCTTCGGAACCCCATACTCCTCGCCAATCACTCCAACCATACGAGAATCTACATCGTACTTTGTATAATGCAGCATCGGTATCAAAGGAATAGTCATTCTTAAACTCTGGTCTTATTCTCCAAAACCAATTAAGTAATTGATTGCTCTTATCCATCAAAAACCATGCTGTAGAAGATGTTAGATATCTCCATGGAATAACATTAAAGGCACCTTTGTACACATTAATATCATTGTTTGCTGTACCAGGTCTTGATTCAGAACCTACTAGTATTCTAGCGGTCTTTTGAAGATCCGTTGGAACTACCAAAGTATCAGCTTTGAAATTTACTATTTGTCCTTTATCGTTCAATGCTTTTTCTAATGCCAAACGGGCTACTTCTAAATTTGGTTCCTTAAGAGCAATACCTGAAGAGGATGCATTACTTTGTGCAGTACCCCCATCAGCTCTTGTATGAGAAATTGAACATAAAGGCTTTCCGTCTCCGTAACTTGTATACGAAGTACTATATGCATTATTAAAAACAGAACCAGCATAGTATTCTGTCGTATATACAACAGATTTTGCTAATGCAGCTGGCATTTTCTTTATTACATTAAACTGATCGTCTTCCACAAGTTCCTGCGATACTTTAAACCCTTTTCCATATTTCTTATGGACATAGGTTGTTCTATACATCTTTACTGGATCTTCATAATCTAATGCACCCATTTCATCAATTTGCGACATTTTTCCAAAACCAGTAGTTGCAGAGTCAATTTCTTGGTCTCTACCAGATGTTTGAACATTAAAGATCGAAGGCATTACTTGAGGTTCTTGATCATATCTATCGAAGAATATAGTCCTTAATGAGGGATCTAATTCGTCTTTAAAATTTGCTCTTATTGCCGTCATAAATAATCCTTAATTAATTAAATACTACTTATCCTTGGGTATATGGATCCATCTGACTTTCGGCTATCTTAAATAAGCCTTTAGATGCATCTCCATCACTATCAGGATCTAAACCAACTAATTGAAACTGACCATTGCTGTCACTTAATGAACTGTAGTTAATTGCATGTTCATTGGTTATATCAGCAAATTGCATAAGGTTGGTCGTTGCTAAATCTGTTCCAACATCATGTGAATATAAAGCATACTTATCTAAAATCACTGCTGCCTTACACATATCTACTGTTTCATTATCTGAATCAACAGTCCAAGTGTCTACGGTGCCTGAATCACAAGATACAGGTAGACCATTTGCATCTACTACTCCTTGTACAACACCTAGAAGTTCTTCTCCTGCTGTAGCAACAACAACATGACCATCAGTATTTAGCATTACTGCATCACCAACGGATATTGTGTCACTATTGTCTATAATGAAATAGAAGAGTTGAGGCTGATCTGCTGAGATCATAGATCTCCTATATATAAATCCTGCCATAAAATTCTCCAATTAACTTATTACTAAGTTTAAGTATAAGTTGCTGTGTCAATAAAGTAAATGTTATAGGTTATCTTTCAGATTTCGGAACTCTCAAACCTTCTTTTTCTGTATTTTTAGCCACTTCTTGGACTTTTCCTATATCTAAACCCATTTTCTCTGCTATTCTCTTCTGTTCGTCTGTTAAAACGTTTTTATCCGTCTCTTTTATAGTTCTTCCATTTAAGGAAGGCATAGATCCAGCATTTGCCATATAAGATTCTGCAAAAGCCTCCATTTTTCCTTCTTTTATAGCTGTTTCCACATCAATGTTCTTTTTAGCATCATACAATCTATCTTCTAAGACATCTAAAGGTACGTTCATCACAGTATATCCCCACTTATTTAGGTAAGTTTCAATACTTCCTCGGATTTTCTGTTTAATTTCATTATCTAATGATCCTATACCTGACTTGTCTTCAAAATCTTTGATAATTTTCTCTCTCTGGGTTTGTTCTAGTCTGTTGATTTTGTCGTCAACGACTTTAACAGCGTCTTTTGCCACTCCATTAACATCTTTCTTCTCATTCTTTTCCTCCGATTGCTTACTAGGTTCTTGGTTTTGTACCCCTCCACCATACATTCTTTCGTATTTATCCCTAACTTTTGTAGCAAGATCAGGATCACTTGCGATGGCTCTTGCGAGGTTGATTGCGACATTGTTAGTCCTTCCTAACTCTTCATTTTCTTTTAAAGTATTCTCATGAAGTTTACGCAAATTTTCTAATTCCTTATCTCTAGGATCTGGTTGAGTATCATCTTTAGGTTGACCATCACCAGCAATGGTCACTACTTTCTTTTCTTCTTCCATATTTCTCCTCCGGACTCATATTCTGAGCTCCCCGAATTTTATACTGACTTATAGTATAACTTATTTATCTGGAAAGTGTAGGATCAGCACCATACCAAGCTCCATAAGGATTAACATCCTGTCCCCAATCAAGTCTGTCTTGGTATACGGCCTTAGCAAAAAGTATGTTCTTAGTAGGATCAAGTAAATCTTCGGGAGTTTGTGCCCCAATACTACCTACTAAATCGGGTCTTCTTCTCATGAGATCATAAAAAGTAGCGTCATTAATCTGAAATAGTCCGTAGTCTGTAGTCTTATTAGACTCATTATAGTTAGTTGCCTGAGGATTGTATCCCCAATTCTCCCCTCCATATCCACCTTCTGGTTTATCCCATCTTAGCACTCTGTTGAATTCCTCTGCCAGTTTTGGACCCAAAAGATTGATTAGATCTGAATAATAAGGATTACTTTCCGATCTTCCTGCCATTGCCCAAGAGTTATTACTATTATCCGTTGGTGCAGCATTTACATAACTATTTCCTAATTGCTGTTCCCTCCTTATTTGTTCTAATCTTGCTTGTGCTTGTGCTACTTCCTGATTTCCCTGTTCCTGCATGGTTTTTATTCTTGGATCTACTTCCCCACTTCCGGTACCTGTAATTGTTGCTGAAGGCAATATATTACTTAATAATCCTCCAATTGCTTCAGTTGGTTTACGAATATAATCCATTATAGAAGCTTTAGGTTTATAAGAAGCATCTACACCTTGGGAAATATACCCTTGTGGACCTTTAATAATAGGACTAGAACCTCCTGTAAAAAATGAAATTAATTCGTTAAGAGGATTTTCCATCTTCTTGACTAAACCTCCTTATTTCCTTCTCGATAAAACGAATTAAGTACTTAAAAGCTAGTGCTTGAGCTGACTCTTTTGCATGTCTAATAGCAAAACTAGGATCTTTTTCATCCATATTATAGGCTACAGACATTCGATTATTTATATAAGTCTTCATAACAACTTTTAGTGCACTCCATTCTGGTTTATCTTTAAAATTAGAAAGAATATTGATAACTTCTAAATTTATCTCTGGTTTAATCACTTTATTTATCTTCTTTGCATTAGCGACTGAGTTTTGCATTTATTCCTTTTGGAAGCATTTCACTTCCTATAACTTTATTTGGATTTGTTGCCTTAGTCTCACCTTTCATAATACCTGCCCCCTCGTAACCCTGCATCATATTTTGTTCTGGCTGTCCTGATCCATTAAAGGTTGCTTCGGGTTGCCCCTGACCTCTCATCTGTTGTGCTTGGTTTTCTCCCATTATATGATATGCAAAATTCTTAGCAATCTCTTCGTTCATACCTTTCTTAAATGCATCACTACCCATAAATGCTAAATGGATTTGTGTATGTTCTGCTGTTGAATATGCAGTTGGTTCTATTCTTGTACCCTTCATCATAAGTTCATTTTCCCTATTTGCAAGTTCTAATAACTGTGCAGGATCAACTATTTGTGTATCTTCTGCCTGTTGCGGTTGTTTAAACTGCTCTGGATCAAAGTCATATTCCTCAGCTAAGACATCTGCCATCTTATTTACATCATAGTACCCACCCTGAATAACTGTTGCCACAATTGGATTCTGCATAAACTCCGTTACCTTTTGCTGTCGTAGAGGTTTTGATAATGGGAAAGTAGACTCACCCGTCAATTTATAATCATAACTCCCATACATTGGCTCCACCATCTCAGGTTTAACATCAAAATAGTAAGTTCCTTTTCCAGGATTCTCTGTTATTTCTCCAGTTCTATTTACATCCAAAGATACATTTAATGTTGTTATTCTACGGACCTTTTCCATATTCTTTTCACCAACAATTCCCTCTACATGAGCAGTCTTATAAAATTGCACTATATTAGGAACTCTAAGTCTTGCAATTTCCGTCATAAGTTCTCTAGACAAACTCCAAATTTTCATTTGAAGCGTCTTCATGGTACTTTCCTTAAAGATTGCAGCTTCAGTTGCTGTACCTGATGATTGCGGGTTTTGAAGTCCCGTAACTTCTCTTCCATCCTGTTTTAACAGCTCCTCTTCGTGATATGCCGATGGATTAACATCCCCATATTCTAAAGTCTTAACCGAAGAAGGATCATCTAAAGGTAAGAATGAGGAAGGATGTGTAATCGCATCCTCATCATCTAAAACCTCTCTATTAGAAACCACAAACTGTTTGAATATATCCATGTGTTGCCTATCAATTCTCATTCTTCTTAAAGTTGTGAGTTCGTCTTGAATAGATTCAAGCAGTTCAGGTTCCCCTCTTGACCAAAACCCTGAAAGTCTTTTTACATCATGTCCTGCTGCAAATGGAAGTTGTTTATGACTATATGGATTTGGCATATCTGCAATCACTACATCATTTGCCAAAATTGCTAACTTATCCGGTACCCTACTCCAGTAAAATATTACTTCTACTTCATGATCTGTCATTCCTTTAACTGGCTGGTAATACCTATAGTATTCTCCTGAGGTTCCAGCTTTTACATATTTACAAGTTTTAAACTGATCCCAAATACTATCCTGGAACATACTCATAAACATGTCGTAATCTAGAACATATCTGCGAATGCAATCTTTAGCCTTGTATCTTCCTCTATTAATAGTACGAGCTGAAGGATCTATAAAGAAATCTCTGACATCAACCTTTTCCCCATAGACATCATTAAAATCAAAGAACTCTTTTTCCTTCCATTCTCTGGTATTACTATTAAAGTCAAACTTGGTCATTACATTTACTAATCTCTTGTCAATGTAATAATCCTCCTGCCAAACCGTATCTCCCAAAACTAATAATTGTTTGAGAGAATCCTGTAACTGAATATCTCCATCCCCAATCTCCCAGGTATAATCAAAGATATAATTCATAAGTATCGCTTTGTACTTATCTTCCTCACCCCTACCTACAATTCGTGGTCTTAAAGTTTGCCCTACCGTTTCTGATAATGCTTTTTCTACTATGGTTGTGGTAAAAGGAGGAACAATGGTTGACTGCCAATCTACTTTATCTGGTCTCCATGCCTCATATTGTCTTTCCCATCTATCCCATAGTTCTTCTAAAGGTTTACCATTGATAAACCTACCATTCTTCATATCCGTATATCTTCTATAGACATACTCTCTAGTCTTCTGTTGATCCTCATCAGGTTTGTAGATTTCGTTTATCTTGGCTTTACTTTCATCTTTGAATATGTACATATCTATTTATAAGTATAACTTATTCTTATAGGTTATGCTGGGTAAAAATCAGATCCCCTAGAACTATCTTTTCGGTATTCCTGCTTTCGTGGTGGGAACCCAATCTCATTTATGGATGCTAAAGCGTCGATCAAATCATCATTTTTACCTTTAGGAAATCTTCGCATCTCATCTAATATATATTTAGTTAAGTTATCATCCTTATTGAAAAATACTGCACCTGCCTCACATCTAGGTTCTAATCCTTTAATTCTTTCTTCCTTTGATCTATCCGTATGTACTAACTCTTTTATAGGTATGTAGTGTCCCCTCTTTTTCATCTCCTCACTTAAGAAAAATCTAATAGTTTTCTGAAAAGCAGTTGATTCTATTGCTGTACTAATTGGCTTATGTATAGCATCCCAGAAAAATATCTGATCTATTAACTTCTTAGGATTTACCTTATCTCTCCAAAGATCTAAAATATACCAATTATTCTGTGAATCTATTCCAACACATACCATTGCCGAATAATCAGATTCCTTTTTCTCAGTTAATGCCGGATCTACTGCTATAAATATATTTAACTTTAACCCCTTGATATCTGATTTATCATAATACCTAAAGTTCTTAAACGTTGCACTTTCTTCAGGTACAGGATTTAATAGATACTGTGCTGAAAAGTGAGATGTTCCCTGAGACCTTTTAAGATTCTCCATAGTTTCCCAGTTAAGTCTTGCCGGAAAAAGAAGTTCATCCTTTCCCCATTCACCTTCCCACCTATCTCCAGAAAACTTCCCGAATGCCGGAAGTTTCATGATCGCAAAATCATCTGAAATCCCCGTCTCAGGATCTTCTATCCAAGAATATAAATCTGATTGGTGCCAGCATGTACCTATTATAATAATTTGTTTATGATTATTTTCGTCAGGATCAACCAAATCCAAAACATCCTTATAAAAGTTCTTGACTTCTTCAATTCTATCCATAGTCCCTATGTTATCTCTATTTACTAAATCATCTAATATAGCGTAGTCAAAGTGTTTTCCCGTATAGTTACTCCCTACCCCTAATGCTGTTAATGTAGGTTCCTTAGACCTAAAAGAATCTTCAGTATTTAGTGCTATAGCCTCTTCTCTCCAAATAGGAGCATCGGTTGACATATCTCCGTAAATATTCCTAAAACCCTCATTTTTTTCTAATGTTGATTTTATCTGTGATAAGAAGGATGTTGCCATAGGATAAGTTGCATTTGCTAATAATCCCCTAGAATTAGGATTTCCCGCTATTCTAAATAATGGATAGGATACCGTGACTACCGTAGACTTAAACGTACCTCTAGGTAAAAGCAGTAAAATCATCTTCTTTTTAATATTGTCTTGGATAAAGTTACATACCTTGCGATGTAACGGCTCGTAAAGATCAGGCCACTTCATGATGTCTTTGTTGAATTCCCAAAATCTCTTGGAATAATAAGTTGCATCTACCTTTTTCTCAAGTTCTTCCAATTCTTCTATGTATTTAATTAACTCTAATTTTCCCTTTGGTATCTCCATTTTAATTTACTTTCTTATTTCCTGTAAATATCTCTTTTCCCGAATTTCTCCCATACGAATCTAGTGTATCCTCCACTACTACCAACATCTCCTCTACTCCTTTAAGATCTACCGGTATATCATAAGAACAAGACATTCCTTTTAGATAAGTAATTTTATTTGGAGCTCTTAAAACAAAAAGTATCCCATCCTTTGTTTGTATATCTTTCTCGTAAACCCTAATGGTCTTTCCCTGTTCTGTCGGTATACAATGGTATTCCCAAAATAATGGCCAATCAATGTCTGTTAACCCATACATCCCAGCCTCTGCTAGATTTATCCTATAAGACCGAGGATCCTTCTTCAAACCATCTAAATAGTTCATCTCTTCTTCCTTCTGCTTTTTCTCTTTTTTGATGTTTGCTTCCTCTTCTAATGCTACTGTTATAGGTCCTGTGTCTTTATCTACTTCCTCTAGATAACTCTCATCTTCTTTTACTTCTACCAATTTTCTGGTTCTTTTTCCATATTTATCTTCAATAGTGTCTAGCCTATCCTCAAATACCTTTCCTTTAAATGCAGAATTATCTTTGAATTTCTTAGATTGACTTTTCAACATACGCTCTCCTTAGCATCCCAGCTATCCATGAGGCTTGTTTGCTCTGGGGTAGATTCCTTAGAAAGTGTTTGTAACTTCCCTCAAACTCCGAGGGAAGTACTATTTCACAATGATCCCAATTACCTACTATATTTGCCAAAAATTCTCTAACCGGTATGTAGGTAGTTTCTTCTACTTCTACTTTTATGCTTGTAATGGTGTTGGTGTAGCGTCTCCATGGGTGTGTAGATTTAGGTACTTGAAAAGTCTTTGGTATATTTTCTAAACTGTTCATTAAAATGACTCTCTTCTTTTTAAATCTTCTAATATATCTACAGTTTCATCTTCGTAATCATTCTTATCTACTAATACTAGTGCACCACAAATTGGACATTCTATACAGTATCTTCCACGAGTTTTGAATATTTCATTATTTTTGAACTTGATGTTATTTAGGCAGTGTTCGCAAATGGTAGTTCGTACCATATATAAAGATTATAGCACTTTTACTATGGGTGTCTATGTTCTATATATTATTATTGTTAATATGGTGCTCAACATTATAGTACTGTAGTGCCGTGGTGCCGTGGTGCTGTAAGGGCCTATGGTGGTAGGCATAGTGGTGCTCAAGACCAGGTAAATTTATATCGCTGACTTGGAAGGCCTTTAACATTAATATTAATTTAATCTCGGCGGGTGTATGCCCCCCTTCCCCCTATCCATTTGATTACTATAGGTCATATTGATAATTAAATCATAATTAACACAATTGATTATATTGATATAGCAATGATAATGAGTAGTGTGTCGTTAATTGGGCATTATACGACGTTGTCTGAGTTAACTGTACGTTCTTTAATCTTTGCAAACTTCTCCTCTGCCATCTTTAATAACTCTTGTTCATTCTTCGCATGCAAATGTATTGATATTGTTTTATTAGTAACGTTTTTGACCTGTCCAGGATATAAACCTAATAACTTAAAGTACATATCAATTCCTTTTAGACCATCAGATAGTCTTGCAGTTCCTTCATCCACACCTTTTGTCATAGCTTTTTGAAGCTTTGTGAAAACAATATCTTTACTTAAACCTGCAACAGCAAGATATTTCTCAATTTCCTCTCTTATCAGAGGATGCTGTAAGTTTTCAGAGGAAATAGCTTGAGATACCACTCTATTCTTAGTATTATAAACATCATCAGCCGCCTGAGTTCCATTGCCGCCATTCTCAATATACTTATTAATAAACATTCTTTGTTTAAATGATAATTTTCTTCTTGGCTTCTTAATGGGTTCTTGTTCTACTTCTTGGGGGTTTGTAGTATCTTGAATAGTAGCAGTTGATATTCCTGCTTCCTTTATATCTTCCATATACTCCTATTATACTATATCATCTATATACTTTCAAATAGATTTATTATAGGTTATTGCATATATAAACATTATATGTTTTAATTAATTTAGTTAGTAATTAGTTAGCACATTAAAAACAAAATCGGGTAGAAAGAAAAAGACATGAAAATACAATATTATATAAAACATGTATACGGTCAAGAATTAACATATATATTTGACCTTACAACAGCAACCATAATAAATAATCTAACACATAAGAAGACTGTTGATAAAAACGATTTAGATTGTCTAAAAAACCTAGGTCATACTCTAGAACAAGTATTGTGCCCTAAACTTTAAGTTATTTTAACCCGATTTTTAATTTAGAGATTGACACAAGCCATAAGAACTTATGGCTTGTGATGAGCCTCTAAAGGTTCATGTACATTTACAACTAAAGACAGCAGAAAGAATTTTAATGTTAATGATTAATAAAAATAAAATAATAAAGAAAAACGTTTTAGCAACAGATCATAACAACGTAGAACACAAACTGTTAATTACATTTAAACCCAAAACATTTAATAAAGGAAAGCTGGTAGACCTTATACCTATAAAAGAAAATCAAGATAGATTAAATAAGTTTAAAAGCTGGCAAGTTATTGGCGAGAGCTTTCTACACCAAGATATTTATTCATATGTTGCGTAATCTTTAAGTTATTTTCGCTGTCTTTAATATCTTAGAGATTGACGTAGCTTCTGAAATCTCGGAAGCTACGATGAGTTTCTAAAAGGGAAGTAGTTGGTAATCTATTAATATACCTTATCAACCGGACAGACTTCCCTTCAGTTATAAATTAAATAGGAAATCAAAATGAAGAAATTACAAACTAAAGTCGAAATAATTGAATGTGATAGTTCTTCTAAACTAGAGGAGAAAATAAATAGTTTTATTCTTGCACATATAAATACTGAAAACTATAGACTTAAAGATATAATAATGAATACTCCTACATCTTGGAAATATATGGCAACAATAATTTATGAGGAAGAGGTGAAATAATAAATGGAAACAAGATTTCAAACCTATAATAGATTAATGCAAGAATGGTTAAGCATACCTGCTTCAGTGCATGCAGTTTGTACCGGATTAGAGTTTGCTTATCAACTTGGTTTCATATCCAAAAAGGAAACAACTGAGCTTGCACCAAAATTATTAACTAACTCTTTTAGGGAGGTGAATTAAATGTCCTATAAAATGCCTATAAAGGCTAGAATAAAACTATTCTTTTTCAAAATTAAGTGTTACTACTGGGACTGGAGACTACCAAAAGATTTAAATATTCTAGAAAATAAATGGAGGAACATAGATCACAGAAAAGACAGGAGCTTAAGTGGTAAAGACTTTAGGTTTTGGTTATATCTTAGAAAAGTTGACAACTGAACTTGCACTACAAACCCTGAAGCATAGTTCTTAAGTAACTTAGCAAGAGTATTAACTATTCCAGAGCACAGGAGGAGAAGTACCCCGTATTTGAGATACTTAAATCTTAACAATTTTTGTCGGTTTTTTCTCCGAATTGCTGTTCCTTTCACATCAGCTTTGGCTTGGTGTCCAAAGGGGAAGAGCATCTGTAAGGATCAAAGTTCTCTTCCATTTTTACTATTCCGTCACACTGTCGGATATAGCTGGTGACCTTTTCTGTGTAGCGACCGCCACCATTCCCCCAGTCGCTTTAGCTGTTCTTTTAGCAATAGTATATTTACCTTTTACGCAATTAATAAATGAGAATTCTTTTGAATAACCTACAGTCATTAGATATTTAATTCTTCCCGCATGTTTTACTCTATAAACTAACTTTCCGTGTATCCTATGCCACATGTGATGGCAATCCTCACATAGTATCCTTAATACCCCGTGAGTTTCATTAAATAAAACACTCTCTCCTTTGTTAGTATACTTAATATGATGAACATTTAAGTTTTCTTTAGACCCACAAATACCACATTTTCCATTCTTTTTCTTTTTAGAACTTATTTCTTTCCAATGATCTGTTTTTAAATAATCTTTATATTCCATAGAAAACAAAAATAACACAGTTACCTGTGCTTCTTGACTTTTTCTTATTAAGTTGTATACTTTGTATAAGTTTTATCATATACAATGAGACTATAACAGATCCTTCGAGTTAACACAAGAGGGATCTGTTATTTTGTATCCCAATTATACCCTCACTCGTAAGGCACAGTGTCACAAAAGTTTCTACCATACCTACGAGTTAGGACACAAAGTTATTTCTTACTGCATAAACGTCATCTTAAAAGGTGGTGTGTAAACTGGGAAAGGAGTAGAAGGAGTAGCCGGAGTTACACCCTGTCCCCCACACCCACAAGGCAACTGATGAATATAAATATGTACTTCTACCACTTGGTTTTTCTTTTCAACTTTCTTTGTTAATTCTTTCTTCATACATTCCTTCTCCTAAATTAAATACTTAAAAGTTATTTCCTCAATAAGTTATCAATATATTCTGCAATACTACTTCCACCATCCGCTTTCCACTCCCAACCGTTTTCCCATATTACTTGTTTCAAGTGTAAAAGTATCTCATTACCGCTTTTCACCCACTTTATTTTATACTTTCCTGTACTTACAGCTATTGCAGTCATATTATTTCTCCTAAATTTATACAAAAAGCAGAGGGTGAGGATTTGGTCTACTCACCTCGCATAGTTAAACCAGCACTTATTAAACGCTAAAACCAAAACATCTACATATGGTAAGCAAAAACAAAAGATAGTTCCAGGTCATAGCTACTGGCTACCTATTACACCACCTCTGCTTTTTATAGGTGGGTGCTAGTACAACCCAGAATAAACTGGAACCAGCACCTAACTAGTATCTACCACCTACTATCTGCTTATAAGTTGGTAAGGATTTGCACCTTACATAGTTATAGCGGCACATCTACAAACCCTATAACCTATCACTTGAAGATGTGGAATGCGTCTACCTTTTTCGCCACAACCTATAAGCAGGTAGCAAGTGTCTACCAGTAGGGCTGGAGCAACCATCAGCCAAACCCATATTAGATTGCTCCTTTTTCAATGACACTTTCAAGAATACCAAAAGTATCACGGGAATGTAGCTCTTTCTTCCAGTCTAGGTATTTTCGTTACTAGAAGTCATATACACTCCCTATCTTAACATGGAATAAGTCCCCAGTTTATTCCCTTAGACTGCTACTTTGGCAATACAGTCCTTGTAGGAGGTTATGGACGGTTGCTTGACTACCAGTTTCCTGATAAGTTTATTCCATAACCTCGTATAAAGACTTTATTTACTTAATTTTATACTTTCTAATAACTTTATTAAACTCTTTCTCAAGTTTTCTACCTAATGGTTCAAATATGGCGGTCATATCTTCTCCTTTGTAGATGACTCCTGTGTAGGGGAGTCTATGGGTTTATATACCCGCACCTCTCCTGTATAGTTTTTATCCCAAACGTACCACGCAAACTTCCATCCAAATTTTACTTCTGGGAAGTCTACTTTACCTAGTATATATACATCCTTTAAGTGCTTCACCTCTTTGGTTTCTACCTCATTTCCCAGCCCCTTTACAAACCACAACAGAGCAAGTTTATTTTTAGTAATAGACAGCAAATGCCTTTTTACTTTACTTGCTATTGAGAAAGGGGGATTGGTTATTATGTTGTCATATTCCTTATCTAAACTAAAAAGGTCTACCACATCTCCATATCCTGTATCTCTTATATCAGAAGATAAAACATTGTAATTCCTTTCCTTTAAAACTTTAGATATATCTCCGTTACCACAGCATGGTTCTAAGACATTTCCTACAAACACCTCCCTATCTAATAAAAATCTTGTTACCCATTCGGGAGTTGTTACTATATCCCTATCTTTCATTCTTTCCCTCCATTAGTGGAGTCTTTGGGTTTAATTTCCATTAGTTTTTTAAGAGATTCCTGCAGCCCCTTTGGAAATCTTACATCTATATCCTTAAAATCAACCATTTCCATATTATCCACCCTATACATCATCATGGTGTAATATTGTAAAGCATAACTTAATGTATTACTTTTAGTCCTATCCTCTTTTTCGGATATTCTAGTAAGTAAATCGTATATTTCGGGTCTTAAAGATATATTGATTAACTTTAACTTCATTTTATTTTTCATTCTATCTTCCCTCCATTAGTAGATTGTGAGAGGTATTCTTTGGCTAATTCTGTTATATATTCCATGTAATAGTTATTTTTTAATATTTCTTCTATTTTCTGTTCTGTATTATTCATTCTTATCTCCACCTAAATTTTTACTTAATAACTGCTTCGTAAGATACTCCATCAATCTCTACTTTTACTGTTTTTCCTGATAAAGACTTTTCTTCAGCTTCTTCACCAAACTTTGCTTCACCTTTATAAATAACTTCATAGTCCTCATCAACTTGCACATATTTTATTTCTTCTTTTTTATATCTGACACCAAAAAAATACCCTGCAAGTAATTTTAACTTACCAGAAACCCAAGCGTCACCATAAACCCAAGCGTCACCAGAAACCCAAGCGTTACCATAAACCCGAGCGTTACCAGAAACCCAAGCGTCACCATAAACCCGAGCGTCACCAGAAACCCAAGCGTTACCATAAACCCGAGCGTTACCAGAAACCCAAGCGTTATCTTCTTGCGATAGATTTTCTTCTTTTTCTATAAAACCCCCTTTATCGCCTTTGGACACACCACCGAAGTCTTTTAAGGCTTCAATACGGTATAAAGTTATACCAAAATACTCTTTACTTTCACTTGTTAGTTTGTACTTTTTCATATTTTTCCCTTTCACTCAAATTTTTACCAATCTCTTTTTTTCCAACTCTTTATTTGTTTAGTATTTTCCTCTAATCGTTGTTCTTCTGCATGGGCTAATTTCTCACTTATTGATGGTTTAACTGAAACACCCTCACCTTTTCCATGTACATTACCGATGTGTTCTTCGGTGTCATTTTCTCCGTCCAAATCCCTTATTGCTCTTTTAATTTCTTTATCTAGTTTTTTCTGTTTTAACTCCATATAAACTTTTTTGTTATATTGTATGTCTCGAATATCTATTAAAACATCTAATAAAGAACGAAATATCGGTGAGTAATCAGGAGTTACATTACAACCCTGCAAACTGGTTGCACGAGCCATTATTTCCTCTTTTGTTCGCATTTGCTTAGTTTTGGATGTTTCTTGGTTAGTTTTTGACATTTTGTCCTTTCTCGGTAGAACGTGTTTGTTCTGATTCACGCTCTACAGGTTCTATAGTTTTGAGGGCTATGGGTCTAATACTATCAAGATACATGTTGTAAGCGATGGACAACCTAACAATCTCCCGAACTTCCATTTTCTGCTCGTAAAACCACTTCTCACCCTTAAACCTCTTATATACTTCTTCCATAATCAGTGCCTCTTTACTTCTAAAACTGTGATATACATCTGCACTTTTTAGTTGGAACTCATAAGGATTATCAGTTCCTGTGTGTTTTAACAATAATTCTTGTTCTACATATTCTTCAAATGTTTTCATTTTGCCTCCTTTAATGCTTTAATTATATTTTCCCAATCTCTTTTACTTACCACATAAACCTGCCCTACCCCGTCTCTGTTTTCTAACACACACGCTCTTGAAAACATTGTGTTTATATCCTCCTCATCTACTACAGCGTTACGGGGTTGAAAGTTATGCTCAAGTGTAAACACAGATAATAAGTGGTTTTTCAACTGCTCCTGTATAATTTCCACTACAGAAGCGTATCTACCTACATCAACCTTACTAAAGAATAAGTCTACTTCTTTCAACATGTCCCCAAGTATCTCCATTCTAATACTCTTTATTCCCT